AGTTCTCTTAAACCAAGGTATTGGATAACGGCTAGTGTGCTTGTTTTAGCCAGAATATCGCGACCGACTGACGTTAAATCAGTCTGCGCTACCGTATCCTTACCGGTGAAATAAGGCAGTTTGTTTGCACCAGTCGCAAGGCCAGCGAGCGCGGTTAAAGTTGCATCCAGAGGCTGTTTGCCTGCCAGCGCATTTGTCATTGTTGTCGCAAAGTTCGGGTCATTGCCAAGTGCTGCGGCAAGCTCATTCAGGGTATCAAGAGCTTCTGGTGATGAACCAACCAATGCGGATATGGCAGCTCTTACATAAGCGGTCGTAGCAATCTGCGTATTATTTGTGCCCTGTGCGGCGGTCGGCGCAGTAGGGACACCCGTTAATGCAGGGCTTGCCAAAGGCGCTTTGAGAGCCAAGGCATTGTTGATAGTTGTGCTGAAATTCTGGTCGTTATTGATCGCAGCCGCTATTTCTTTCAGCGTATCCAGTGTGCCAGGCGCACCGTTGATAAGTGCAGTTATAGCTGCCTTAACAAAGGCTGTATTTGCGATCTGCGTGCTGTTTGTACCTTGCGCTGCCGTCGGCGCGGTTGGCGTTCCTGTCAGACTCGGGCTTTCTATTGGCGCTTTGGTATCAGCAAGATCTTTTACAGACTTAACGGCTTTAGGGGTCGCCGCCATTGTTTCGCTGTCGCTGTTAGTTTCGCTACTGAGCTGAACTAATCCCTTTTGCGTTGTGCTTGCATCCTGCGCCGTATACTTGCTTTTTGCCAGATCGTAGGCTTTTTTAACCGCCAGCGAACTTGCAGCAACATCACTTCTGGTACTGGTTACAGAGTCTGAAATATCAATGCCGATCGTGCGGTTAATACGCTCGGATGTATCAATCATCTCCTGGGTAATGGCAGATACGCCAGCAGGGATATTCACCGTACAAACAAGCAGTTCCCCATCTCCCAACTGATATGAATCGGTATAGGTTCTGGTAACAAATTCAGCCGCATGAATATGTGACGCTGTATTAACCTGATAGGTATCCCCTCCAAGGAGATATCTTCCCTTCAGCACAATTGCATATTTCTTACCTGCGCTAAGTGCAAGAGAAATATCCTTACGATGCTGAATAGTTACCTGGTAGAATTCACCAATATCAACTGACGCAGCGCCAGCAGTTTTATCACCATCCACTGAGGTGATTAACAGGTTCATCCCACCGCCAGGCTTAGGTAAGAAACCGGCATAAAATCCCGGGTCAACAATCCCCCTGAATTTTCGGTTTAGCGCGGCTGACAGATATGGTTCGTGGTATTGCACATCAGCCACCAGAGCCAACGACTCGGGTGATGGGTAAGTAACCGATGTAACAACTGTAACGTCATTCATCAAGCATATCCTTATGCTGTAGTCGTGTTTATGGCCATAACTGCGGTATATGTTTTGCCCACATACAGCGAGTCTTCCTGGACACAAATAATGGCGATTGGCTTGTTCTCGTTATCCAGTACAACCAGAGTGTTGAATGGGTAGTTTTTCCCTTCCTGCAACTGGCTTTGATCAAGGTCCATTCGGACAGTAATTATCCCACCTGAGTAGGTTGGCACGAGGTTGATGGTGCAAAATTGACTGGTTAGTTCTGCCAGATCGAAAGCCTTTGGCAGTTCTCCAATCTCATAAGTGCCATCTCCTTTCTTAGTAACCAGCGAACTGGTACCGAAAACGGCCTTGCTGATTAAAAATCGAGAGCCTTTGTTAATGGACGATTCAGCGCGCCGCTGATAGTAATAGTCCAACAACTGACTCTTATAGAGGTTTGTTGAGACGTCAGACATGATTTTCCCTAATCAATGTTGTGAAGCCTCATTGTAAGATAAGTAACTTGTCACCCCGCCCTGCGGACGGGGTGATTGTCAGGCATCGCTATCCAGCAGCAAATCATCTGCGCGGGTGCGATCAAACGTAGGCGTCGATTTCACAATAGTGCCGCCCGGCGTTGCAGTGATCGGGGCGCTAATCGAGGTAACTCCAGTAAGCGAAGTTGTATCCGAAGTTTCAAACCAGCAGTACGCTTTTTCGGTATCAGAAATCTCGTTCAAAGTGATCATGTCGGCGTGTTCATTTACAACAACCGACAAATAGAGCGTAAGCCCATCAAACACTATATGCAGTGGCAGTAGAGGCTTTACGAACTGATTAAACTTTCTGAGAATTTCTTCTGTAATTGCGGACTGATCTATCGTGCCAGTAATCCCCATTGTCCGGGCCAGGTCGTTTATGGGAATACTGATCATCCCTCTGGAAGTCAGAAACATCTCGCCGAATGTGCCGCCGGTAGTCTCCAGTGTGCTTTCTGGTATTAGAACCGTGCCATAGGGATGACGCTCAAGGTCCACCGGTGCATATATCGGATCCCATAAAACAGAAATACCGTTAAATTCGCGGTAAATTGTCTGGTTTATAGGGCGTTCAGTCCCCTTAAAGTGAATCTCATCAAGACGCTGTTGTAACAACATCGGAACGGAAGATGAGTTCGACGTTCTGATAGTAAAGAACTGGCCAAGTTCATTTGTCCTGGTCTCCAGATCCTCCTTGCTCATGGAAAAAATAGACTTCCGGTTGGTAATTCTCTCCAACCATGGGTCAACAAAGGTATCCATCATTGACTGAACCAAATCAGCTAATGATTTATAGAGCAATGACTTTTGCTTAGCTGATGTAAGCCGGTTATTAAACCAGGAACGCTGCATCACTCCTCCTCATACGAAATATTAAAGGTGGAGTTTTCTGTATCCAGATAAACGAAATCGTAAAAGCCGTTGGACTCATTCCACTCGACAAATTCCAGATAAAAGTCGCGGAAATAACCCAGCGTTTCGATAAACGCCCAAACGTCTTTTTTCTTAATCAGGATGTACTTTCCGACGCGGTTCGGATCAAAGAAAGTTGAGTCGCGCCCAAATTTTGTTTCCAGTGCCGACTTCAGCTCATCGGTCACATTCTCAATGGTCAGGCTTGCCGATATCCGTCCGGTGATGGTTATCTTAAATGGTAGTTTTCTGACCTCTTTATAAGAGAATTTCTTGTTCAGTTCATTCGGTACCTTCTTAAAGGCAGTCAGGATCATTTCTTCAAGCTCTGACTGGCTTTTATTTGGATGCCATCCTGAAATAAATATCTTATTGATATTCTGAACATTATAAGCACCATCTAATTTCTCTTGCTGGCCTTCGCCCCATGCCTTTACCCAGGACAGCCCCGGGATGTTACGAACCAGAAAATACGTATAGTCCCCGCCCCATACGACCTGATCATCATAGGCAAGGTAATATTGTGCACGGTTACGTGTGATCTCCGTTGTTTCAGCATCGGTACCTGCGGTTATAGGTGTCGTTGTCTTAACTGAAATCAAATTAGCTAAATTAGCCGCAGAATCGACAGGCGTCAGGTTTTGGCCAGCAACCAGGGTTATATCGCCGTTGGTGCACCATACCTTAAGCGTAATTGTCGAGCCTTCTGGCGGTATTTGCCCAATTAGCCCATCGCCGAATCGAACCCCCAACTGCTCGGATGGTTTATAAAACTCAACGTAGACCTGGCTTTTACTACCGGCTAACCGGAACATAGTGCTGGAAGACCACTGCGTGGTCTTACCATCGGTCGTCACGAATACTTCCAGCTTATAGCAGACAGCAGTGAGAGCCTTTGATAACACGACTTCCAGAAATTCTTTGGCTGCCGTAACGGTATATGTCACCTCCTGGATTTCCAACTGTGCCACTTCTACCGTACCGGTGCCGTCAACCAACCTGCATACATCCATAGTCATGTAAGGGTACTGGTCGTCAGATATTAAAGGCATGTTTTTGGGGATTACCGCTGGGGCATCTTCACTTGTGGCGGTGATCTCAATCATCCCCGATGACGGTGTTGGCTTGGTACCAACGTAACTATTCGTTTCTGCCGCTGCCAGGATAGAGGAACGCCGCGTCGCGGTCGATATAAAGCCTTCAGCCAGCGCCGCATCGGCATACTGAAAGCACCTGTAGACAATCTGGGTAATAAACAATGTCAGCATCGAGACAAATTGAGAGCCGACAAACTTCGACCAGAATGAATCTTTCTCGACAAGCTCTTCAAACTCTGCACGAATACTGTCTTTAGTCGGTGTTGTTTTACTCATAGCACCACGTCCTGTGTGATAGTTATATCCCTGATACGAATGGATATTTTCAACTTATCAAAAGCATCTCCCTCGGCTACTGACAAGCCAGAAATCGGTATGTCAGGTAAATCTACCGTCAGTTTTTGCAACAGCATTGCCTCAACCGCAATTTGAACATGCGACAAGTTGGTCGGTTCGTGTTTAAACTGCGGTAAAACATTGCCCCATGACGGATCTCCGTATACCTCACCCTGATAAGTGTTCAGCCACTCATATAAACGAGCGCCCCAGGCCTCCTCCTGGGACTCATACGTTTTTACGCCGGATAACTCCAGCGTCAGTAAAGGATCAATTTCGTTATTGTTGGCCATCAATCAACTCTCGCGTAGTCATTCATCAACGGATCATCAATTGACAGTGGCACCGTGCGCATAACGCCCGGTTGAGGCGTGCTGACCTTTACGACAGTTCCCTGGCCTTTCGCCGAGTCTTTAGTGTGCTCTTCAATCCTGGCAAGCAATGAGGTCATCTGCGCAAACAGCCGCTTCGTTTCACCATCAAGTGAAACGGTATTATCAGCCAACTGCATTGTCGGCTTGGCACCGGAGCCGCCAAGGTCACTAATAACCTGTCCGTCTATCTGCATACGACCGGTTGGTTGCTGCAAATCGTTGGCGGCAGTCGTCACCTGGGACGTGGAGGCTGGTTGAGGAGAATTATTTGAGCGCATTCCCCGGGCATTAATGAGTTTGTCATACAGCCCATCAATCCCCATTTGTGCACCGAGTTGGTCAAAGTAACTTGAGTTGTTTGCTACCGGACGTGCCTCTTCAACTGGCATAGGTGTATCAACATACACATTGCCAGCTGCCGTTGCGGTTCCCCTTCCTCGTGCACGTTCTTCGAGGGTTCCCTGAACGACTTCCCGACGCATCCCCCGGCCATTCATGAATTTGTTGACCAGATCGTTAACGCCAACAGCATTGCCGATTTTGTCTACCAGACCGCCTTTCTCAAACGGGCTATCACCAGGGGTAAACGCCAGGCCAGTAGACTGATCGATAACGGCGTTATCAGGCAGTGGTCCCCTCACTCCATATTGCGCCCCACCCTGTGCTCCTGCTCCAGGTGTATAGATTTCACCACCCAAATAGCGAGCACGATGAGTATTGACCTTGATCGCGTACTCACGGTTTTCTTTCGATAAGTCACCTGTGCCTTTTTTCCACTTATTGATAGTGCCAAACCCAGCGTTATATGCAGTGATGGCCTCGTTTAAGTCTCCATTGGCTTGCTTCAGATACTTGCTCATGAGAAGAGCCGCAGCTTCTGCCGATTTCACAGGATCAAATGCATCCGGTTCCGATATCCCTGTCTCTTTACGAGCAATACTCGTGAACTGGAACATCCCGAGTGCGCCACCACTTAACTTTCCATCTGGTGATCTTGTAAGCGGAGACTTTGCGTTAGGATCCCCTCCTGATTCAGTTGCAGCAATCGCGTAAAGAGTGCCTTCTGGAAGACCATATTTATTCTCTAGTTCAGCAAAATATGGAGCCAACTTATCGAGATTTGCCTTACCTTCAGCGCCAAGACTTCCTACTTTTACATCCAAGTTGCCATTGTTGTAGGTATCCGCAGCTTTCTGAATATCATTCCTGGTTCCAGTAGTATTACGCGACGATGATGACGAGCTATTTTGACCAATGGCTTTATCAATTTTCTGCAACGCGCGATTGCCCGTTTCTACGGCATTTGCATTGATAATCTGATTAGCAGTTTCTTTAACTGTTTTATTGCTATCTTTCGCCGTATCTAAGGATGCATTTACAACACGAGTGACAATATTAGCCTTTTTAGGGGTATATTCAGTCTTAGGAGCATTGCCCTCCTGACGTTCTTTAGCAGGTGTTTTTAATTCAGGTGTAACCTCTTTCGCATCCGCTTTATTGACTAGCTTTGATGCAACCCAGGCCACAGGGGTGCTCTGAACAGCGGCATCAGCAACCTCACCTGAAAGCTCTTTTGCGGCACTCCATAGATTACTGCCAGCCTCTTTAATGTATTTCCCCGGGTTCTTAATGAAATCAATTGCACTATCAATTGCATCACTGAAAACCTTTTTCAGGTTATCGACAGTAAAGAAGTCTTTGATGGCGTCTAATTTTTCGTTCAGACTCTTGGTTGTGTCACTGAACCAGGCTGAAATAGCATCGCCAATCTTGGCTGTGTAATCGTTGAATGTTGTGGATATGGTGTCACCAAGGTTAGAAATGTATGTTTCTAAATTGGTAATCCCACTATCAATGGCCTGTGCAATACTTTCCGTCGAAAATGATTGCAACATATTGCCGATATCCTCAAATCCAAGTGATTTGAGAACGCCACCAATGGCACTGCTAATACCAGATACCAGTCCTCCCATATCGAGAACGTTAGCCAGTGTATAAGCCGCTTTTTGCTGAAAAGATGGATCTTCCCCATCCTTAAGCCCAAAGGTCCGACGTTGTGCTTCTGTATCATTCCAACCGGTTACCGCATCATAGATACCTCCAACCACCGTGCCGACTAGCGGAATTGCGCGTAAAACCCCCTTTGCAAGTGCCTTAACACCTAGTTTCCCCAATCCCTTAGTTGCAAGTTTTCCGGCACCGCGAGTAGCCAATTCGCCAGCTTCTTTGGCAGCAGCTTTTTTCCCACCAAAGCCCAATAAGCTTGCAACTTTTTTTATACCTAAAGCGCCTAGTGCCATCGAGCCAACTTTCTTTAGTGCCCCACGGCCAAAAATGAGGGAAGCAATACCACCGGCCCCCTTCCCTAACAGGCTAAATAATTTGGACAGCAAGCCGCCCTTCTTTTTCCCGGTGTTTTTGGCTATCTGATCAAGGGCGCTGAGAATCTTGTCATTGCCCTCTTTAATTTCGCTGGTCTGATCCTGAAGTTCCTGAACCGTCCGTTTTTGGGTGTTAACCTGAACGACATCGGCACTACTTTGCGATTTACGCCTAAAAAAACCTTTTTTACGGCTGTTATCGTCATTGCCACGAATCACATCGGCAATAGACTTTCTGGCACCATTAAGCGATCCGCCAACTTCTTTTGATATCCCGCCAAGCTCTTTTCCCGCTGCCCACAATGGGCCAGCAACGGCATAACCTAAAGCATCGACGGCACGAGTCTCTGAAGGGTTACCTATACCTTCAGCTACTTTTGACAGTTTTTTTAATAAACCTGATTCAGCATTTAGACGCTCATCATCCTCTTTGCGCCTGGTCTTTTCAGCGCGTTCAGCACGGGCATCTTCCGCTGCGGCCTTACTCCCTGACTTTCCAATAAAACGACCACGCGCATCGCGTTGGTTTTGGCTTTTTTGCGTACCGCCTTTTTGACCGAACATTTCGCGGGCGTGTTCGGCTGCTTCGGTCCGTTGCGCCTTTACATCTTCTGTTATAGCCTTCCTGCCTCGTTTTTTACCCTTTCGCGTAGTTGATTTGGCCTGCGGTTCCTGTAGAGCAACATCCTCCTGAACTACACGAGGAACGTCCCCTAAATTAAGCCGTTTCATTGCCTCAACAATAGGGTCCACTGATGGCGCATTGGCCACAAAGTCTGGCCGGGAATTTTCGATTGTGCGATTTAATGCCGACACACTGCGAGAGACAGGATCAACAGTTGCAACGCGTCCCCCTTTCAAATCTTCAACAGCTTCCCGGATACCTGCAAGCTCTTCCAGCTCTTTTGCGCTGGCGGTTTCAACTGTCCTTATAACATCGTCAATGTTGGCGTTTTTTCTTTCCATGATCTTATCGCCTACCGTTTCGGTTTAAGTTTTTCTTCCAGTTTCTCCAACAGGAAAAACGCATAGGATTCAGTAAGCCTTTCAGCGTCCTGAATCGGTATACCCCCATACAAAACCAGGTTGGACACTAAGGTCTGATAGCTTTTCAATCCCCACCTGTGGAATGAAGTCGGTAGCCCGAAAGGGCACCCACAGACGGGTATATGCACCCTCTGTGGACTCCTTTTTATCCTGATTTGGGCATTTATGCGGCGGGAGACGAAGACGCATTTCACCTTTATCGATGTAGCACGGTAAACCATGTTCGAGCTTTTCATGAGCCAGTCGGATGTGTGCCGCCAGCTTCATAAATTCAGTATCAATGGCCATCCGTTTAATCGTTTCATAACGACGCTCAGCCTGATCTTCACGAGTACCGCTAACATCGTTATAAAGCTCACACTGATAAGCGAATTCCCAAAAACGCAAATCAACGATCGCTTCTTTGAATTCCGCGTCGTCTTCAGGTGGCAATGCTGCACGGCGCATCTCCAGCATTTCCATTGCCCAACCATCAAGCGGCACGATACGCCATTGATAAGGTACTCCCTCTACAGACACCTCAATATCGTCAATGAAAGGTTCCACTTCCAGGACCTGGATATCTTCAGCCAGAGCATTCATATCACAATCGTAATAATGCTCTTTACCACAATGTTTACAGGTGTAGGTGAATGTCTCGACCGGTGTTTCACGGGAGCCGGTAAATATCCACCATAACGCGGTAATCCGGTCCTGCGCCGTCCATGTCAGGGGATCATGTTTCGCGGGTTCAGCCAGCAAGGCTTTTAAATACGCCGTTGTCTGTTGTTCTTGTTCCTCCGGTGTTATCGAGTTGAAACGCATCGCATCAGCAATATTTGGCTGACGGAACTGGATCAATTCAGTTGGCCGCGATGGTAGCGGGAAAAGAGGTAAAAGCATCCTTGCTCCTTAATTCAAAGAGAAAAGCTAAAGCCCAGAAGGGAAGCCAAAGAACTTGAGGATTGGTTAAACGTGCTGTGCAATGCGAAGGTCATTGGGAATGACTTAAATTCAGTAACCTGATCTCGCGCATAGGTGACATCGCCGGTAGTGACCGGGAATACCGTCATCTCATTTTCCAGTTTGGTTAAACCGGAAGACAGTAACCGATAAATACGCACATTGAGCAAATATTTAGACGGTATATTCCCGGTACCGTCCGGATTGATCACCCGACTTTTTGCCGTCTTAAACCAGTCCAAAACGAGGCCATCAACGGTATCCCTGACCATCATTGTTATCTGCCCAGGCGAACGCTCCGTTGGTTGAAGGATATTCCCTCCGCCGATTTTAATCGTTTCATATTCGATGCTGTAATCGTGGTAGGTAATATCTTTGGCAAAGAAGTCTGCCCCCTCCAGTCCATCAACTTCGACAGAGAACTGCCATCCTTGCGCGAACAACATTTTGTTCATGATGATTGACGTCAGCTTACCAACTTCCCGCTCACCAACGCCGGAGCCAAATAATGTCGTCGTTAATGCCGAAGATACATAAGACTTTACTGATGCAACATTAAGTCCCATATCAACGACCTCACTTCAACATGGATGAGAAAAGAACAATACCCGGGATAATTGCCCTTGTTGCGCTCATTTTCTCTTCCAGATCCAGCTTCCGCTGATACAGCGTGTTCTCGTCGGATAAATTGCTGGCATCGAGTTTCCCCGCGATAGATATTCTTCGCAGGCGATCAGTGTTAGGTATCGCGATTAACACTTCCAGATAGTCAGAAAGTAACCCAATGATTTCAGGTGGCACTTCCCCATTATCCAGATCCATATCACGTAAATTAGCCAGATATGACACATTCAGCGGGTATACCGCTCGATGAGTATCTTCAAGCTCGATATTCCCATCGTAAACATCTGAGTAGACAAGATCGCCGGTGTGATCTGTAACCGATACGAGCGCAAGAAAATCAGCTGGACAAGCAAGTGATTTACAGGTCTGATCAGTGAAGCGTATCCGCTTGATGTGCCCCGCCCTATCCTGGTAGGTTCCCAATGCTTTTCTTAGCAGGGATTCCAGCAAAGCAGGTTCATCCGCAATCAAAGGTGTGAAGCGGGATTTGACGTCTTCGAGTAATTGTCGTGGTGTCATTGAAACCTCGTAGAATCTGGTGTGTTACCCGATTCTACGAGTTGTCATTTGTTACCGGTCAGTCTACACATTTCAGATGCTGCGTTAAAAAACCCAAGTACTTCAAGTAGCACATCGTCATCAACACCCAGCCCCAAGATACGGTGATAAAATTCAAGCCTTAAGAGGCTTTGTGTATGTTCGTGTAATCCATCCAGTAATAAACTCGTCCCCTGATTTAACCTGCACGAAAAGCCATTGGCGATCTTTTTTATCTAAAACAGCCACTATAGTATTTTTGCCAATGCATTCAATCACCTCACTATTTATAGAAGGACTGACGTGTAATCTTACGTTCTCACCAGTTATAAAACGAAAACCATTGAGATCTTCCCAACTAATTTCTTTGTTTTCTTTAATTAATTGTTGTTTTGATATTGGTTTATCCTCAAACAGAGATATAAAATATGATTCTGCCTTGTGTATTCCCAGCAAGGTTTTCTCTTTTCCGTAATCAATAAAAGCACCAAACACAACTTGAGAAAATATAACCATTAGTAACCATTGCAGTGGATAAGGAAGCTCTTTAAATGAATCAACAAACTTTGAGCTAGGTTTATTTAATCCTTTATTTTGAACATTACTTTTGGTGTGTGATGTTTCAGTAGCACCTTCAGCATAAGCCTGCGCAATAGATGAAATCCCCTGCTCTATTATTTGATGTAATGAAGCATTTCTTGTTCTAGCATAGTGATCTAGTACTTTCTTTATGTCTTGGCTTACATCTGTTTTATAACTTGCACTTTGTTGTAATTCTTTAAGTATCGCTTGCATGTTATTTAAACCAGCTTGCTTATTAAGCACCTCAAGCTGTTTTCGTAATGGCATAGCTATTTCGGCCTGTTTCCTTAGCATTTGAATATATCTATTTGCGTCATGAGGGAAAAGAGCCTGAGTCTGTTTCTGTAAAATCGCGATATGTTCACGATACTTGCTGCCTATTCCAGCCAAGTTCGGCATACTAGCCAATTGTTTTCGAAGAGAGTTACTAATTACAGCTTGTCTATTCAATCTTGTCATATTTTGAAAAGAATGTTTTTCTATTCCTAATTGTTTTTGCAAGATCGCTACGTGATCTTTGTATGATGGAATGAGCACTGACTGTTTATACAGTAACTTCAACTCATTAGAATTAGTAATTTTTGTCATATTATTCCATTTATATAATAGAATATTACGCAACCAATGTTTTATTGATTGCGTTAATCTTTAACACAGAAAGATCATTTGCCTCGTTTAATACATCCATCCATTTTGGCTTGTTGATACAACTTACTTAGCCCAGAAAGAGGGAATGTAGCAATTTTTTCATTATCAACATAAGCATCAATCATATTAGCATTTGAATCTGCTGCATCTTGCCAAAAGGCATACCACCAAGAATCTCCAACCATTGATCCAAGATTGCTAAAAGGATATTGCTCACCATCTATAGTTAATACTATTTTATTCTTGTCAGCATTATACTCTTTTTTATTATTCGACGAACTTAGCAACAAGCCTAAACTACCTGCACTATCTGGTGAACCATACATGAATCCCATATCACATAAAAAACTTATCTTATCACCATTATGATTATGGATTGTATATTCTCTCCCCCCTCTCTCTTCAATTACATTCCATTGTAGAGGATCAATTTTTGCAAATGTTCCTGCTGAAACTAACGATACAAATAATAAAAACCATCTCATATTCATTCTTTTCGCTTCTTATCTGTAATTATTCTGCAATATCATTTGCCCATTGCACGGCAGCAAAATGAGTACCCAAACCACTCAGGAAAGCAATTACCCCCAAAACAATACTTGCTGCTGTTGATTCAAACAAAGTACCAATACTATAGCCAATAGCTCCCCATACTAAGCTAAATACAATCATCAATGGTATTGCCAGAAATTTTATTCTTAAACTAAAAATCAGTCCAAGAAAAGAACCGCCAAAGGCCCACCATGATTTAGACATTAAACCTATCAGTATTGACAGAATTCCTATTTCAATAAAGAGAATATTAGATTGCTCTTCATTGAATTTCGCATTTGTTACACCTTTACGAACATGTTCAGATGACATGATTAACTATCTCCTGCCACAGATAAAACGCCTTAAAATAACATTTTGTAGCATAAAGTTTCACCATGCAATGGTCAAAATCTTTGACCCATATCAATTAAACTCATACATTTTAGTTACCAGGGAAATAATTTACATGGTTGCAAGTTGCTCTAATTATTTTATTTTTTTAGCTTCATATGCTACATTAACTTGCTTGCGTGCTAATGCATTTTCGGTTTATCCTAAACAGGCATCTTAGTAAAACGGATGCCGGGATTGGAACCCCGGATAATGCAAAAGGCGACACAGACGCCAAAAGCGTCTTTTTTTGTGTCATGCCATCGCACAGCCATACGTAGCACATAGCTCCGAGATCAATGGTAGTGCTGGCTGGGCTGCCGAAAGGCAGGCCGGTTCCCTTTTGCGCCGGTAGTTCCAACCCAGTCAGTGCTACCGCCATTGAGATTGGAACCTCACGCGGTAGCTCCTTAAATTAGCAAAAGGAGGCTGCCATTGTGGCTACTATCCCTACCCCTACTCATCCTGAATTTATCTGGCGCTTTTACTCCTGCCAAAAACACCACTATCACTTCGTTATCGCAGCAACAGAAGACGAAGCACGCTCTCAATTGCCTGATGGCCCCTGCATTTTTACTGCCCGTTTTTCAACTAACTCGCGCAATTCACTTAGTTACTGGAACCTCCCCTTCTCTGCCGACGTTCAGGGGGGTTTATGAAAAAACCTCTCGTCACCCGGAATGAAATAGCCGAAGCGATCGCCCTGCATACTGCCTGTATGCCGACACGGGAGATCCCCGGCGCAATTGCCAACTATTTCATGATAACCAAGCGTTTTTATACCCGGATAGATAAGGCTGTGATCAACAGGCTACTGATAGCCGAGATCAGGGATTATTTGATTGAACAAGGACGTCTACGTTACGCAACAGTGGCAGCAGAAATGAGAAAGGAGGCACATAGAATGACCGGTAATAATTTGAATGTTGAAAAACCAGCACCTGTTGCTTCAGCTACGCCAGCACCAGCCGTGAATGTCATCCCCAACACCGGAGACACAATCGACAGCCAAACATTGTTGAAGATGGTCAATGAGGCACGCAAGTTATGTGGAGAACCATTGGTTAGAAACAATAAATTCATCGAAAAAATACTCGACGAATTAGAAGGTGAGGACGGTTACACAAAAAGTGCAACCGTGCCGCCAGGTGGCGGTACGCCTATGGTTGTCATAACCATGACCTACAAACAAGCCCTGCGAGTTGCCGCGCGCGAGTCAAAAGCGGTCCGCCGTTCGCTGATCGACAAACTGGAAGAATTGCAGCAGGCAAACTCCCCTGCCCCATCGATCCCCCAAACATTACCAGAAGCCCTACGCCTGGCTGCCGAGTTAGCAGAACAGAAAATGCAGTTGGAACAACAGCTGGTGGCCGCAGCCCCTAAAGTCGATTTTGCCGACCGGGTATCAGTGGCCAATGGAATCCTGATCGGGAACTTTGCAAAGGTCGTTGGACTTAAGCAAAACGCCCTTTTCTCATGGTTGCGCCAGAACGGCATTCTCATGGCTTTTGGTGCGCGCAAAAACGTACCGCGCCAGCAGTACATTAATGCCGGGTATTTCACGGTGAAAGAAGTGGTGCTGGATGATGAAAATGGCTACCAGATACGGCTGACGCCCCAATTAACGGGTAAAGGCCAGCAGTGGTTAACTCGCAAGCTACTTGATGCTGGTTTGTTAAAACCAGTAGCAATAGGTTAATAAAAGAAAAAACCTGCCAGCAAACTGGCAGGTTTCTGAGCAGATCGTCCAACCCGATCTGGATCGAGTTAGAAAAATTTGCTCTAATAAATTTCGTTTTCTAAGTGCAAAGAATCACCATTTCGAGCTGGTGATTGAAGGTTGATGCAAATTTGGAGAAAAAATGCAACAAACATTCAATGCGGATATGAATATATCAAACCTTCATCAAAATGTCGATCCTTCAACCACTCTGCCCGTTATTTGTGGTGTTGAAATTACGACCGACCGCGCTGGCCGTTACAACCTTAATGCTCTACACAGAGCGAGCGGACTCGGTGCCCATAAAGCGCCAGCTCAATGGCTAAGAACGCTGTCAGCTAAACAGCTCATCGAAGAGCTTGAAAAAGAAACTATGCAGAATTGCATAGTTTCGTTCGAAGGCCGTGGCGGCGGCACTTTTGCCCATGAATTGCTCGCTGTGGAGTACGCAGGCTGGATTTCTCCCGCGTTTCGGCTGAAGGTAAACCAGACATTTATCGACTATCGAGCTGGAAGATTACAACCTGCTATTCCGCAGAGTCTCCCTGAAGCTCTCCGTTTGGCTGCCGACCTGGCAGAGCAAAAGCAACGGCTGGAGCAAAAAATGCTTATGGATGCACCTAAAGTCGAATTCGCCGAACGCGTTGCTACCGCCAGCGGGGTTCTAATCGGCAACTATGCCAAAGTGCTCGGCCTGGGCCAAAACTATCTCTTCACCTGGTTGCGTGATAACGGAATTCTGATCGCAACCGGAGAACGCAGGAACGTCCCCAAACAAGAATACATCTCCCGTGGGTATTTCCCCCTTAAAGAAACCGTGATCGATACAAGCAATGGAAGCAGGATTTCTTTCACGACTCGTATAACCGGCAAAGGTCAGCAGTGGCTGATGAAGCGATTGCTTGATGCTGGTGTGCTGGTACCTGTCGCGGCAACGCGCTAACAGACGTAGTAAGAACCACCAGCATTGTAATGCTGGCTAAAGTCACTTTCCTGAGCTGTATAACGATGAGCGATTTTACTTTTTCTGGCTATGAATTGGCCTGCTTTGTAACACACTCCGGTCTATCCCGTAGCGCCGGGCATATCCTGTCGCAATGTGCAAATCTCGCGGCAACAACCAGTGAATACTTCATTCACAAGCCTCACCGCCTGATCGCGGCAGAAACTGGTTATAGCCAATCAACCGTCGTTCGTGCATTGCGTGAAGCTGTAAACAAAGGAATCCTGTCTGTAGAGATTGTTATCGGCGATCACCGTGAACGTCGCGCTAACCTGTACCGGTTTACACCATCCTTTTTGGCCTTCGCACAACAAGCCAAAAATGCGCTGATTGAAAGCAAATTAAAGATCTCTTCAGCGGCAACCAAGGTTAAAGCTGTTCTCGCTAAGACATTGGCTTTATTTAATTTTTTATCCACACCCCCATGTCAAAATGATACCCCCTCCCCCTGTCAGGATGACGTGGCAATAAAGAATAAGAAGTCACAAGTTAAAAAAACAAAAAGATCAGTTTCCGGCGGTGCCGGAACGAGCAGACTCAAAAAATTGACTTCATGGATCGCTGAGGCAAAAGCAAAGGCTGACAATCTGCGGTTATCCAAAAAACGCGCTCAAAAACATGAGTTCAAGCAGAAAGTAGAGGCGGCAGCGCGGAAATATGCTTACCTGAAGAACAAGCGTTCTCCTGATATTTGCGGGATATCAAACTTCGATAATCTGCCGCATTGCATGACGGTAAACAAAGCTCTTAATGCGGTTTTAGCCAAAAATAAAGATAACGAACAATGGGGTATACCGGCAGGATTCAGAGGGTGATAGATTGCTCTAATCTGGAGTCACCTGGCGTTTTCAGTTTGAGGTCGGAGATGCAATCTGATTTTTTACAGTTAGCGATCGCTTTTGCAGGATATGTTTGTATTGGCTTCTGTGTATACATGATCAGCCGAAAAATGCTTGTCGATATCGACCGCAAAGAACGAGCAGAGGAGATCTTAGTATGGATTTTCTTTGGCGCGGTCTGGCCATTAGGGATCATGTTTGCTGCAACATTTCTTCTGATGTGGATATTCACCCTTCCAGGTGATTTCTATAGAAAAAAAGCCAGACATTGATACAATCGTTGCGGGTGCTTGAGGCTATCTGCTTCAGGCATGACCCGAAAAGCAGATAGAAGAAAGCCCCAGATAACATTACGCGTCCTGCAAGACGCTTAACATTAATCTGAGGCCATATCTATGCTTAGCATACGTAGATTAGCCTCTTACCGACCAAAAGGTCAAGGAGAAGCAGGCTATGAAGCAGCAAAAAGCGATGTTAATCGCTCTGATCGTCATCTGTTTAACCGTCATTGTGACGGCACTGGTAACGAGGAAAGACCT